TCCAAACTCACTGGGGCGCCATCCCCCGTGTCTCCACGTGGGAAGACCTCGGAGGACTCTTGCAGCGGGCGGGGTGGTGGCCCATCACACAGCCGTCCGGGAACCGACAGGCCCGAAGACGGCTAATTTGAAACAAAAATAAGAAAGCTCAATTAAAGAACGACCGATAGGGTCCGAGTAAAAGGAAGAAAGAGAAGGCTGTCCGCGTTGGGGGAGCTGCTTGGCGACCGAGGTGCGATCGGGCGCCTTCACGGGGACGCCCGAAAGGGCACACCCAGCTAAGAAGGATGCCCACGCCGAAGCGCCGAACTCAACCACCAGGGAAAAAGGGGAACCAGAAGAAGTCCGGGTCTCGAAACAAGGCTTCCAACCCGACCACCGCGCCAAGAGACGAACAGCACGGTCGACGCCTATCGCAGAATGCCTGAGTGGAGAACGGGGGACTAAGGACGCATCTATCTGCCCACCGTGTATTAGCTTATCTTCGAGCCTAAGCTTCCGCAACCAAGCGTCGGGAGTGGTGGGGACGTCCTTAACGGTCCAATCGTAGCGAAGCGGCCTGCGCAAAGAAATGGCCGGGGGAGTACCGAACGCCCGAGGGACAGGCGAAACCGCAAAGACCGCAGGCACCGCGGGTAAAGGGGTAGCAAGACCTAAACGGCGCAAGATCGCGCCGCGAACCCAGGAAGAGGAGGGGCCCATCTTTTGGGAGGAGAGCAGCTCCACCTTCTTCCACCTAACACGGGACACGGACCAAGAGCCGGCCGTTCTACCGGCGGTGCCCCAGCCCCCGCCGCCCATAACGCGCGGGGTGACAAGCCAGCTGATGGCAGCAAAACGCGGGTCTTTCTGCTTGGCCTTCCGCAATTCCTGGGACACGCTGGCGACAGCCAGCGGAAAAGTGGCAAGACCGCGTCGAGAACATTTGAGTAGGGTGTCCCACTCAGCCGACAGCTGCTCGTGCCTCGGAGAAAAGGAACTGCTCCCCATATCGGGCCGCCGCCAAAGGATGGACTTAAAAGCCCGGGCAGGCAAGGCCCAAGTGCCCTCGGGCCCATGGACCTCGTGAAGATATTCCAGGCGGAGAGAAGACACCCCCGTCTTCAGGGGATTAGCAACCAAGCCCTTACGCGCCAGTACCTCTGCCCAATCCGAAGCGTCAGTGGGCCGATCGACGACTAATGCGCAGTCGTCACCCTGCCAGGCGCCAAAATACACCCTAACCCCCATCCTTTCCGCAGCCCACAAGGTCTCGGCCCGGTTCAGAATACTGTCAATCAAACCGGTAAACTTATGCCCAGAGGGGACCCCCTGTAGCCAAGAGCAGATCTTCCGGGGCCCTCGAGCCCCGTCCTTGCGCCACACTTCCGCGTGATCGAAAGAATATAACTCAGCGTCACGAATGGCCCGAAGGCCAGGGCGCGCACGAGGGGAGCAAGACGCCAGGGCGTGGTCGAAAAGAAGGGACAAGGCCAGGCGCACAGCATCTTTGGACTGGGCCTCATCAAAGGATGACTGATCAATGCTGACGCCGTAAGTGTCGCGGGCGGAGAGAAGGCCAGAAATACGGGCGTTCATCTCGGATCTGCCCGAAGCCGACAAACCAAGGGTGGTCCACGGGGTTCCGGATCCGTTATAAGACGTGAAAGGTGATCCAGGTAAGAGCAACGGAGGTAAGAGTAGGTGTCGT